GGAATTTGGATGCCGCCAGTGCTGAAAAGATTAAGAGCGCTGAATTGAAAGATGCACAAACTAGGAAGACCTTGTCTGATATTGAAGTCAACCAGGCTAAAACCGCATCCGATATTAGGGTGAATGAAGCCAAGACATTGATGGAAATTAGAGAATCAGTGTTTAGACCATTAGAACAAATACCAGTCCAATAGAAAGGAAAGTTATGGCACGGGCAATACAACCAAGGCAACCCAAGAGAGCTAAAAAGGTGGCCGGTAATGCAAATCAAATGAAAAAGCTGAAAGAATTGCAGAGCGTGACCAAGACACTTGAACAGCGTTCAAAGGTCAGTGGGAAATTGTTTGATAAGCAACGAAAACTAAAAGAACAGTTGGGCCTTGACCCTTTTTAGGAGTTGTTTGATATGGATTCAAATAAAAAAGAAGAGCCAGTGACCATCAGACCTTTACCAAGATGGATAAGGCGAGCTTTCGGACTGAGAGACGAAGCCAAAAGAGAAAGGATTTTTACGGCTGCCCGCGACCAGGGGTTTACATTGCAGGAACTACTGGCTGGGCATGAACTACATAAATTGAAGTTAGTAGGAAAACCAAATTAATACCGCTTACCTTTCAATTGGAGGTATGACTAACCGGCTTGGCAAATAGTTGGTAGGTGGTCGAATTAGTACAGTCTACCGGGACTTTAAATCGAGTTTGTTCGCCGGAACTTTAAACACGAGGGCAATATTGCCAATACTATTTCATAAGGAATAAATCATGACTGTTGAAAACAAAAACCTTGAATCACAGGAATCCAATGAACAAGAAAACGAAGTTCAAGATGGTGAAAATTCCCCGGATACGGAGAACGAGACATCAGGCGGAACGGAAAATGAAGGTTCAGAAGAGACGGGCCAGGAAGGACAGGCACAATCTGAGGATGGAAGTGACCAAGAGGCAGCCAAGTCAGAGCAAAACAAACGAGCTGCAAATCACAGAATCAGTAATCGAATGCGAAAGTTGAAAGGGGAGTTATCCCAGTCAGAATCAGGTAAGCAGAATGTTGAAAATCAGCTTGCTATTGCGAATCAACAGATTCAAATACTTCAACTTTCCAATAACCAGAGGGGCAATCCCTCTAAACCAGTTGAGCCTAATCCCAGCGATTTTGAAGAGGGTGTTCAAGACCCCAAATACGTGAAGAAGTATCAGGATTATTTAAGGGTAGAAAACCAACAACAAATTCAACAGGAAGTGGCGAAACAAGCCAAAAGCATTCATGAAACCGTATCTACCGATAACCACCTGCGTAATAAAGAACGCAAGGAAAGGGACCATTATCGTCGAGCCATTGAAGGCAACACCGATTATGAGGATAAGGAAGATGCGGCGATAGAGATTCTTGGGAAAGCCGCAATTGAGGATATCATTGCGAACTTTGACGATTCAGACAAGATTATCTATCAACTTGGTGCTGATGAGAGCTTGGCCTTGGACGTTGCTGACGCAATGGAAAATAAAGACCATGTGCAAGCTGTTCGATTGCTGGAAAGAGCAAGCAGGGGCTTGAAACCCAAGTCCAAAACTAATAACAAAACAACTCCAGACCCTGACCAAGAGCTTGAAGGAGGGAGTCCCGGGAAGTCCAAACACGCAGGACGCGGACCGAAGGGGGCCACCTTTGAATAGTTACAGGGTGGGAGATTAAAATAGAAAGGGCGACCCAATGCCCCAAAATAATTTTGACAGTAATATTACCAGGCAACTGGCGCGAATTTTTCTTGAAAAGTTTGAATCAGCCAGAATGCTATCCAAGAATGTAAACACCCAGTTGTTGGCTGGAAGATTTAATCCTTCATCCGGTGATACAGTGGACTTTAAACGGCCTACTGATTACACCACGTCCAGAAATCCCACCGGTGATGCCACCGGCACAGCCGATCCGATCATTACTGGTAAAGCATCAGGCATAGTGCAGGATTATTTCACGGTCTTGGTTGATTTTGATGAAGCTGATGAAGCAATTCGAATGGACCAGATTGACCAATTGCTTGCGCCTATGGCAACCCGTATTGTTACCGATTTGGAGTTGGATTTTGCCGCTTTCATGGTGAAAAATTCTGGTCTTCTGGCTGGTTTGCCGGGCGCACCCGTAAAGAAATGGGAAGATGTTGCCGAGGCTTCAAGCGTAATGCAATCTGCGGGTATTCCAATGGATGAAATGTGGAAGTATGCAATGAATCCATTCACGACAACCGCATTGGCAAGTGACCAGCGTTCTTTAGGGGCCGGTGGTACAGCAGGCGAACTTATCAAAAGTGCGAATGCAAAGGCTGTGATTGTCGAAAACTTTGCCAATTTTCGGGTAATGACAGCAACCACTTTGGCTAGTTTAACCACGGATGGCCAGGGTGATAGGGCGGGCGTATTGAGTGCAACGCCAGATGGCACCTATTTGACAGCAAAAGATACCATGACACAAGCCCTCGCAGTTAGTGGTTTTACATCTGGCCTTGTAGTCAAAGCTGGAGAAACTGTCACTGTGACGGGCCATAACCGTTTGAATCTCTCTACCCGAAAAGTGGTTCTGGATGAAGAGGCTAAGACAGTTACTTGGACCGCTACCGTCACGCAAGATGTTACTTTGACCGGCGGTGCGGGAACCTTGATTGTTACAGGTCCTGCAATCTTTGAATCAGAAGGGGCGTTCAATACCGTTGATTCAGCATTGGTACAGAATGATGTTGTAACTCTCGGTAACGTGGTTGCATCTGATACTGTGATTCAACCGAATTTGTTCTGGCATCCGCAGGCTTTTTCAATCGGTTCTGTACCGATCAAAAAGTTATTTTCAACGGATACCTTGGCAACCACAGAAGATGGATTGCGGTTACGTGTTTCTAAATTCTCCGATGGTGTCACCAATCGACAGTCCATTCGGTTTGACCTTAGACCTGCGTATGCGGCTTTGAATCCGTTCTTTGCTGGTCAAGGTTTCGGTCCAACATTACCATAACGGGAATAGCCCCTTCGGGGGCTTCCTAATTTATAATTAATATTTTTATATTTTAAAAATTGAGGTAATAAAATGTCTTTTAATTTAGTCGCATTTACAGGCGAAGGTAGCCTGCGAGGAAGAGCCAACAAAGCAGAATTTAATTATGATGTAGGTTCTGATTTGCTAACAGAAGTTCTTGCTGATGATTTCTTTTTATCACAGCAAGGATTGTTGCCCGTTGGTTCAATCATTAACCTTAGGTCACCAGCCGGAGATTATGTTGCAGACGTAACGGTTTCTGATTCAGCGAATTTGAATATTTCGCTTTTTACCGGAGTCCAAAGTATTACCGGAGCCGGGGCTATTGATATAGTAAATCGCTATACATTGATCACAACCACCGGCGCAGATGCCTTTACATTGATTGATGGTGCGCTTGGGCAATTGAAAACAATGATTGTGGTTGTAGATGGAGGTAGTGCAGTTATCACTCCCTCTAATTTATTTGGACCCAATGCTATCACGATGGATGCTGAGGGTGATTCTGTAACCCTACAATTCTTTACTGGTGGTTGGGTTATCGTAGGAAATAACGCATCAACCACAGCATAATTTAACGGGATAGCCCTTTCGGGGGCTTCCTTCTTTTTAATCTTTTAAGGAGCGTTTTATGAAATGGCTACGACCAAGTGGGTCTGAAATTGAAACCAGCGAGAATGACGCAACAATTGAATATTGCGAATCCCTTGGCTGGAAACGGATGGAATCCGAGCCAGAAGAACAACCAACGCCAGAAGGTGAGGTGATGCTTCTTTATAAACGCCTCAAGGGTGAATGGGTGGAAGGTGAAGAACCCAATGATGAAGTGATTCTTGAATCCCATTCTTTTCCAGTTGATGCGGTGAGACAAGCATTAAAGGATGGTTGGTTCATGACACAAGATGAAGCGAGCTATGCCCCTCCTGATAAACCAGAAGGTAATAAAAAAGGTAATAAAAAATGAGTTCTGGAACTTTTATAATTGAATCAGCATTGAAAAGAATTGGCGCGGCTTCTATTGTTCAACCTGCGGCTCCTGAAACCATCATTGAGGGACTTAATATTCTTAAGTCCATGATTCAATTATGGCTTAGTTGGGGTATTCAACTCAGGATTAACCCTTTAGATAAACCCGGGGATGAATTGGGGGAACCTTTGGACACCACCAATGCGATTATTGACAATCTCGCGCTTATGGTTGCACCTGATTTCGATAATGGAAGAGGAAATGTTTCTGCCCAATTAAAGGCGAATGCCCGAATGGGTTTGGCGCAAGTGAAGCAGCTTTACAGACCTTTAACTGTTCCGGCGCGACAACCCTCTAGCACAACTGCGAGAGGTCAAGGAAACGTTAATGGTATCACCACAAGAACATTCTTTAGGCAAGGAGAGCCATTAAGTGGCTAGGATTGAATTCCCAAAAGGGCTGGAAGGCTCAGAGAATTTACCACGAACCCGGAAACTTTTGCAGAATTGTTTCTGGACTCAAGACACTACTGGTATGACTTCTGTTCTTTCAAGACCAGGGATTAATGAATTAAATAATACTTCGGGGAATGTTGCCCGTGGTGGTTTTGTCTGGAATAAATCTTTATATATGGTCTTTTCAGAGGACTTGATAAAGATTACGGATACTGGAACAGGTGCGTTTACTGTGAATAGCAATCCCATTGAAGGTTCAAATCCAATTGAATTTGCCATAGGTTTTAACTTT